CTGGCCATTCGATGCGAAGGGCATCAAGCGTGGGCATTTCCGGCTTGGCCAGCTCGCTATAGAGCGTGGGCAGCTCGGGGCGCTGGATCTTTAACGCGCCCAGCTCGGGTAACGTGGGCAGCGTTGGCCGCTCGATGCGTAGCGCATCAAGGGCGGGCATGTCCGGCTTGGCCACCTCACTATAGAGCGTGGGTAGCTCTGGGCGTTGGATCTCTAACGCGCCCAGCTGGGGTAACGTAGGCCGCTCCACTTCCATGGCGATAGCGGGGGATGCGACTCCGGCGCCCAGTATTAGCCCGGCGGCGGCATCACGCATATGGCTGGCAAGGCTGCGCACTTGCTTAACGGGGCCATCGGCGTCGGCTTCAATGCCGTTGGCTAGGCCTTGGGAAATATAGCCACCAATGGTGGCAAACACGCGGCTGGGGGAGTGGATATCCAGCCAGCCACGTACCGTGCTGGTAACGTCGCTGGCGAGATTGGCGGCGCTTTCCGTGGCGCGATTGGCGCCGTCGCGGATGCCTTGCCCTAAACCGGCGGCGGTATCCTTTCCTAGTTGGATAGCGCGGTTGGCACCGCTGCGGAGTGAGTCCAGTGCGCTGCCCATCGCATCTTGCACCCAGCCCGCGATATTGCCCGCCATGCCCATCACTTGATCACGCAGGGCGCCGATCATGCTGCCGATGCCGTTGATCATGCCTTCGATGATATTGACGCCGAAGCCTTCAAACACGCGGCTGGGGGAATTGATGCCAAGCACCCCTTTGAACCAGTTGACCACGCTGGTGGCAATGCTGGTCATCCGTTCACGCAGGGCGGTGAGCTTTTCGGTTAGCCCGCCGAGCAGGCCGTCGATAATAAAGCCGCCCAGGCTGCGGAAGTTTTCCGGCACTGAAATGCCCAGGCGCTCAAGCGTGCTGGTGAAGGCGCTATAGAGCAGCCCAAGCGGTGACCAGTTGATGAGCAGGCGCGATACGCCGCCGATGCCATCGCCAAAGGCGTTGTTAACCGTTGACCATACGCTATCCGCTGATTGCCGCACCCAGCCCATGGCGCTGTTCATGCCGCTGGAAAGGCCGCCGATCATCTTGCTACCCAGCTCGGCCAGTGAACCGGGCAGCTCAATCCCCAGGCGACCTAACGCGGAGGAAATGCCGCTATAGAGCAAACCCAGCGGTGACCAGTTGACCAGCAGGCGGGTAACACCGCCGATGCCGTCGCCAAAGGCGTCTTTCACTTGCTGCCATAGGCCCAGGAAAAAGCCTTTGATGGGTTCCCAGTATTTGTAAATCACCAGCGCGGTGGCGGCGATGGCCAGGATGGCCCAGCCAATCGGGTTGGTGGCCAGGAATACCGCCGTGGCTTTGAGTGCACCGAGTAGGCCAACCGTGAGGGCTTTGCCCACGGCAAACAGGGCGGCGCCCGCTGTTTTTAACACCGGGGCTAGCACGCCTGCCTGGATACCCAGAGTCGACATGGCAAAGCGGGCGAACAGCAGCGGGGAGAGAATACTGGCAAAGGTCATCGTGACGGCGCCGCCGATGGTGGCCAGGGCGATCATGGCCGCCGCGACTTTGGCGATGGTGCCTGCCAGCTCGGGGTTGGCTTTGATCCAGTCGCCTACGCTTCGCGTGATGGCGGTGATGTTCTGCACCAGGTCGCGCAGAGGACCGTCGTTGGTGTCGGTGATACTGATACCGACTTCTTCCCAGGCGCTGCGTAGGTTTTTTAAATCCCCGCCGATGTTGTCGGCCATCACTTCGGCCATACGGGCGTTTTCGCCCATGTTGTCGCCCAGAGCATTGATGATCTCATCCAGCTGGCCACCGCCCATGGCGTCGACCAGTTCCGCCATGCCGGAGCCCGCTTCCACGCCGAAGATATCCTGCATGATGGCTTTGCGTTCGACGTTGCCCAGGTCCGCCGTGGCCTGGCTGATATCACGCAGAATATCGGGCATGGCGCGCATGTTGCCGTTGGCGTCGGATATTTGCAGCCCGATGTTTTCAATTGCGGCCGCGCCCTTGGCGGCGGGGTTGGTGAGCCGGTTCATCATGGCGCGCATGGTGGTACCGGCCTGGCTGCCCTGAATTCCGATGTTGCCGAGAATGCCCGACATGGCGGCGGCTTGTTCCATGGTGAGCTTGAGGTCTTCGGCGCCGCCCAGGTACTTCATGGTTTCGCCGAGCATTTCCAGGTTAACGTTTGCGCGGCTGGCGGTACCGGAGAGGATGTCCCCGACGCGTGCCATGGCGCCTTCCGCCTCCATATCGACCTTGAACGCCCCGGCGATGTTGGAGGCGATATCCGCCGCGCGGGCCAGCTCGGTATTGTTGGCCAGCGATAGCGCGAGCACGTCTTTCATTGAGGCCTGAATGGCCCCGGCGCTCATACCTGCGCGCAGTAGGAACTCTTGGCCTGCACCCACTTCGGTGGCGCTGAAGGCGGTGGTTGACCCCAGGTCGCGGGATTGCTGGCGTAGCCCTTGGTAGCGTTCGTCGTCTGCATCGAAGCGGCCAACGGCCTGCAGGGTGCTCATCTGTTCCGCCCAGGCAACGCCAGGCGTTAACAGGCGGGAGGCGGCGTAGCCTTGGGCGATACCGGTGCCGAACATGCCCATGCCCACCCCTTGGGCGCGGGCGACGTTGGCCATGCCATTTTGGTAGCGGTCGCGGGCTTGGGTTAAGCGGCGCTGGCGTTCGGCAATTTCGGATAAGTGGCGCTTCTGTTCCTGCAGCGCGGTGTTTAAGCGTTCCTCTTTGGTGCGCAGCTCTCGGGCGCTGCGCCCGAGGTTGTCGGTGCTGATGCCCGCTTCATCCAGCCGCGTTTTTAGCCCACGAATTCGCTCCGTTTGGGTGGCGTGGTTCTGAGTGAGGCGCTTGATCTCTTCGCCCGCATGACGGGTTCGGTTGCGGTATTCCCGCATCGCTCGGGCGGAGCGGTCGAACTCAGTCTGTTGGCCGTGCAGGCGCACGCGGGCGCGTTCCAGCGAGGCGGTCAACTGGTCGCTGGGCTGCTTGGTTTTGAGTAGCTCGCGGGCGAGCCGGTCGTATTCCCGGCGGGCAACGGTCAGCCCGGATTTAATACCGGCGTGGGCTTCGCGCTGCTTATCGAGTGCCTGGGTGTACTGCTGGTTGCGTGTGCGGGCGTCGCGCATTGCGCGGGTGTTGGTGCGCAGGGCGGCGTTGGCTTTGCGGTAGCTGGTGAGGTCGCTTTGTTGCCGCTGCAGGTCTTTTAACTGGTCGCGGGTTTCGCGCATGGCTTGGGCGGTTTGCCCGGCACCTTGGCGCATTCGCTTTAGGGGGCCGGTGACGCGATCTACCGCGTTCAACATGACTTGCAGGCGTAGATTACGCGACATCGGCTTTTTTCCTATTTGGTGCGTTTACCGGGCTTGCTGCCTTCGTGGCGTTTGCGGGCGCGTTCGCGCCACTGCATGAGTTCTTCGAGTTCCATGTTGTCCATGGCGCTGGGTTCCCAGTGGAACACCATGGCGAGATCCGCCATGGCGTCTTCTACGAACTCGGGAAGGGCTCTTTTTTGAAGGGCTAGGCCTCGGTTTCCTTGAATTTTTTTGGGATCAAAAAACCGTTCAGCGCCGTGCCGAGCTGAATGAGGTCGACGATATCGAGCGTTTTCACCTCGGCTTCGGTGAGCGATGGCGTAGTGATGCGGGGCAACACTTTATGCAGGGCTGTCACTTCGAAGTTCATGATGTCGACCAAGCTGACGCCACGCATACCGCCGGACATGGGTTTACGCACGGTGATTTCTTTTACCGTGGTTTTGCCACGCTGCAGCGGGGTTTCCAGTTCGACCACTTCGGTAGGTACGCCTGGGGCAGTGGCGGTGGTTTGCTCTGCGGCCGGGGTGTCGATGGCTTGGGTTTGGGTGTCGGTCTTATCGGTCATGGTGCGTTCCTAAGTGTTGGGTGTGGCCACCGGGGTGGCCGTGGGTGGAAAGTAGCCGGGCTGTTTACACCTGAAGGGCGGCGCGGCGCTCTGCCAAGCGATCCTTGCCACGAACTTTGAAGATGAAACCGGGAACGTCGCGCTCGATGACCTCTTCGCCATCGACGATCAACTTGAAGTACGAAAGGGTGGTGGTGACGCTGATTTGGTTGTTGTCGCCCTTTGAAGCGTCACCCATGTTGATGGTCTTGTGGCGGCCGCGCATGACGATCTCGACCGGGATGATGTTGCCGTCTTCGTCGGATTCGTAAGAGCCCGTCATACGCAGCATGGCGGCGTCGTGGATGGGGCTGCCGTAGCTTTCGTATATATCGACAATCATGCCCCCGGCCGTCCATTCGAATTCCTGCAGCTCATTGCCCTGGTCGACCTCGATCGGGCCTTCCATGCCGCCGCCTTCGTACTCGACCATGCGGCGGGCCAGCTCGGGCAGGGTGAGTTCGGGGATTTGGCCTTGCCAGTTGTTGCCATCGCCGAACAGGTTGAAGTCTTTAAGAATGTGGGGGAGTGCCATGGTCAGTTGCTCCTGTTAGGCGTTGATGCGGTCGGCAAAATCGACGAGGTATTGGTCGGTAATGCGCTGCTGCAGCATGAGGTTTTCCAATGGGGGCACCGGCGTGTAGTCGTAGTCGATGTAGAGCTTGCCGCTTTTCAGCACTTCCTTGCTGTTCAGCTCGGGATCGAACCAGGCCTCGCCGCCCAGGATGTAGCCTTTGCGGGTGAGCTCGCGGAACTTGGCGTTGATGCCTTCGATAATGTCGCGCACCAGGCTGGGGTGCATGGGCTTATCCACTGCCCACAAATGCGCTTCCGCAATGGTGTCGGCGAGCACCTGGGCGGTGCGGGTGTAGGATTCAAACGCGAACAGCGGGTCTTCGGTACAGGTGCGGGAGCCCCAGAAACGGAAACCGCTTTTGTTGATGAGCGTGGTGACCTCGGCGGCATTGAGGTAACCGGCATCGGTGGCGGGGTCTTGGAGATCCCAGAACACATCGTGGGTGATGCCGGTGACGCTGTTTACAGGCATGTTCGAGAGGGTTTTGTGCCAGCCGATTTCGTTATCCAACCGGGCGCGGTGGCCAAGCGCTTTGGCGACGGCGGAGAGCGGACGGCTTTCCTGAGCGTTGACGTCGAAGTTCTGGAAGTTGGGCCAGATCACCATGGCTTCCCGTTCGCCGAAGTTCTCCCGGTACATCACCGCTTCTTCCTTGGTTTCGCAGCCGTAAGCAGATACGTAGGCGAAGGCGCGTAGCTTGATAGCGATGCTGACCAGGGCGCTGGCGACGTTTTCGTTATCCAGCTCCGGAACGCCGAGAATGCGCGGCTTCACGCCAAAGCGCTGTTCGGCGGCGAGCAGGGCTTGAATGCCGGTTTTCTGACCGGTGGCGGTTACGCTGCCGATAATGTTGGCGGTGGTTTCGGCTTCGTCTTGGCCTTCCGCGACACGCACCACGACGCACAGAGCGCGTGTTTCTTCGACAATGGCACGCAGCGAGCGGGCCAGGGTGCCGGTGGTGCCCGCCGCGCCAATGGCGGAGTAAATATCGGTGACCAGCACCGGGGTATCGAGGGGGAAGCGTTCGGCGTCTGCCTCCGGGCCAGTGGCCACCAGCCCGATAACGGCGGTGGCCACGGTGCGGATGGGGCGGGTGCCTTCGTTGATTTCGACGACGCGGACGCCGTGATGGTAATCCTGGGCCATGCTTGTCTCCTGCGCAGGTTCAAGCGGGTACGGTTGAGTGTGCTGCTATGGTGGGCAGGCTTCGCGCGGGAGGGTAGTGGCGGGCGTTGTGCGGGAGGTGGGGGACAGTGCAGAATAACTGCGAAAACTTAAATTAGACTGGGAGGCCAGGTGAAAAATAAACACTATCGATGGGTGCTGGGATGTGTAGCATTTTTCTTAATGCTATTACCCCTGGTCTTATATACTCGTCAATTTGGCAGCATGGCTTGGCCACCTAAATTTTCAAACTCGACTGATGATTGGGCAAATTTCGGTACCTACTTATCCGGTACTGTAGGAGTGTTTGCGGTAGTAGGAACTTTAGGAAGCGTTTTAATAACATTGAAACAGCAAAAATAAAATGCTTGAACATCAAGAACAGGAACGTTTGAAAAACGAAGCTTATAGCATTAGCACTATAGTGTTTCCTAAGGTTAGAAAAAGATTAGATGATCATTTTGAAATGAATATAGCAAAATTTTTTCATAAGTATGGTTTTGGCGTTAGTGGTGACTTGATTGAATACTATACCGATAATCAATTAGAGAGTCTTTTTAATGACTATGAGATTCATATAGGCTTTGAAACGTTTGAGAAAATCTTTCCAAGTAAAGAGATAAAAGGAAGGGAAGGGATTAAAGCAGCATTCTTGCTACAAATTGTTGAATCAAATTTTAAAATAGTCGAAAAGTGTATTGAGCGCGCACCTGAGTTATCTAGCTATCTGTATGATGAGAAGTTAAAAAAAGCATTCGGCTGTTATTTAGCTTATGAAAGAGGTTGTACAGGTGGAAAAAACACTGAGTTTGCAAAGAAGTGTAGAATTGCTGGGTTTCCTATTATTGTCGGAGACAATTATGGAATTGAAAAGATGTGGTACGAGCTGGGGAAGAGAGTAGTTAAGCCCGCTAAGTAGCGGGCTTCATCCAGGTTAGGCGCTTAAACCTCCGGTGGTCGGTAGCGGTTAAGCTGCTCGATGGCTTGCTGAGCGGCGGCCTCTGCGGCTTCGATGGTGTAGGCGCGTTGGTTACTATCAAAACAAGTTGACTAACCATAATTTACCTTTAAGGTTTCCCGGCAAACTAAACCTCAAAACTAAAAAATGACGTAGCAAGGGGAACACATGAAGTGCTTGAAAATTATCGGGTTGTTGGCTGGGTTAGCGCTGTTGCACGGCTGTGCGGCCGTACCCGAGTCTCATAAGCTGGCCTATGAACCGCAACCAGACGTTACCCCTGTTGAGGGTGCTTCGCAGGTCGCGGTCAATGTTGTGGTTGAGGATGCGCGTGAAGATCAGCGCCGTATCAGTCATAAACGACACAGCTGGGGCTTTCCGATGGCGTCGATTCATAGTGAGGAGCCAGTTGAAGAAGCCGTGAAAGCTGCCATCGAGCAGGAGTTGTTAGCCAGAGGGTTTGGGTTAGACGGTGATGCTTCTGTCATCATTCAAGGCGATATCACCGAGCTGTACTCGAACTTACACCTGATAGACACTTTCTTTACAGGCAAGGCGGTAGGTAAGTCTACGATTCAGCTAGAGGTGATCTCAGAAGCTGATGAGGTGTTGTTCAGCAGAGAAATATCCGTTGCCCCTGAACATAAAGGCCTGATGTACCAGTCTGCGTCTAACCTAGCCAGGCCTGTAGAATTGGCGATTGAAGAAACGCTGGATGAGCTGTTTGATGATCCGCTGTTTATGGATGCTTTGTTGAGCGATAGCCATTTCAGTGGCGTTAGGTAACGTATCGTTCTAGCTCCGAAGTGTAAAGCCCGCCAACATTGGCGGGCTTCATTCGTTTAGGGTAGGTGTTACGCTTCCGGCGGCCGGTAGCGGTTGAGCTGCTCGATGGCTTGCTGGGCGGCTTCCTCGGCGTCTTCAATGGTATCGGCGCGTTGCACGGCTGCTTTACCGCTTAGGCGTAGGTTACGGATATCCCGCAGGGCGGTTTCCCATTGTTCAGCGGTGGCCACGATCTCTTGAGCGGCAGCTTCGGCACTGACTTCAAACATGGCCATGTGGTCGCTGACGCTGGAGGGGATGGCTGTTTCATCCTTGCCGCCTGCCAACCACTCGCTGGCTTCCTGCTTGGCCAGTAGGTACTCCTGATCGATATAACTGCCGGGGCTAACGAAGGCGGCGCGGGCGTTGCCTGCGGCAACATCGATTAGAGAGCCTAGTTGATTGCTACATGCTTTATAAACAATTTCAACAGGTACTTCTTTACTAATTAACTCTTTGTCAGAGTGATGAGAAAAAGTTACACCGTCATAAACTACATGGGAGATTATCATTTAAATTACCCTTTTAATTTTAAGAAACTTAGAAGAGGTTCGTTGTAATGTTGGCGTGCTTAAAGTTGACTGATTCGGCCCAAGAGGAGAAACCTGAGATCGACACCCCTGTCCCGTAAATTTCATACGGAAGAGCATCATCCCCAATCTGATCCATCAGATAACGACGACCTTCATATAAGCTGCCTGAAACATCCGCCAGGGATACGGATACTTCACGCATTCTCAAGTCGCAGGTGCCGAAAGACCCAGAGGCATGCTGATGCATGAACGGGCCATGGTTAATTTCTATTCTCGTGTGTTGTAGAAGCACCGCACCATTTGAGCCAGACGTATTAATGAAGCTACCACTATATGCCTGCATTCTCGGCTTGGTTTCATCTTCTACGTAAGCTGTTTTAATTGTGACGCCTACTGCAGAAAAGATCCCACGGAGCCCCATTTTTATACCAGTCGAGTACGTGTAACCAATCCCGCTTACGTTCTCGTCATAATAGGGAACGGCCTTTAAAACATAATCACTTTTATTTTGAGACTGCCCATGAATGCTAATCACCTTGCCGCTGACATTCACATCGTGATCCAACCGGTATTCACCAGGGGACAAGTCAATCCGACCAATAAAACCATCGGGCACTGCGCCCACAGCATGCGCAATGGTTTTTTTAGGCCTCGATGCACTGAGCCCGTCGTTAGAGTCGTTACCCGTTACCGAGTTAACAAACAACCGCGTATATGACGCAGACTTTATAGCTTCAGGAACGGCTGCGGTTGCTTTATCAACCTTCTGATCAATCCCTTTCATCTTATTAGCGACTTCGCTGGTGAGCTTATTGGCGGCGCTAACCAGCGCGGTGATTTGGCTTTCTAGGCTCATGTGGCCTCCTGGTCTGTGGTGGTGCTGTTTTGGATAGTGGCGGCGCCTTGGGTGAAGGCGTCGGTTAAGGCGGTTAGGGCTTCGCCGAACTGGGTTTCGATGTCGCCCACCTGGGCCTTGGTGGCTTTCTTGGCCAGCTCTTCGGTGATGGTGGTGGCGAAGTTGGGGTTATTGCCCAGCGCTTCGGCCAGCTCGGCGAGGGTGTCCAGGGTTTCCGGTGCGCTGCCGATCAGCGTTTGAATACGCTGGTCGATCTGCTCGATGGTGGGCACGTCTGCCTTATTCGCCTTGTTGCGCAGCTTGCCGTCGATCACCCCCAGGGTATGGGTCACTGCCTGGCGTAGGGCGATGAGGTTTTCATCAAAGCTCATGGGGTGGCGTCCTCCTGGGCGGCGATCATGCCGCCGTGGTGGCTAATGGCGTCGGTGAGCGCGGCCATCATGCTGCCGAGCTGCTGGGTGGCGTGGCGGGCTTCCTCCACTTGGGCAAGGATCTCCGGCGAGAGTGTGCCGGGCGGGCCTTGCGTGCCGTGGTTGATGACCTGAAAGCGCGACGGTGCGGGTAGGTGCACGGTTACCGACCGCGCGGGCATGTGAACGGTCAGGCGGGTGGCGTTATTGGCCATGGACGACCCCCGGCGTTAGCTGGAAGTGGCCGCGTAGCAGGCTGAATACGTCGCCGTTTGGGAACGTGATGCGCAGTTCATAACGGGCACCTGACCATTCAGGTGATACGGCGCCTGCTGTTTGCGCGGGGCGGATATGCACGCTGATGCCGCCTTGCTCGGGTACCAGCTCGATGCCGTTGCCGGTTTCGCAGCTGAGCAGCGGCGCGCCTTGGGTGGTGGCCACCACGAAACTTGCCTCGCAACCGGTGAGATCCACCGGCGCGGCGTTGGGGGCGTCGCTTGCCCAGGTCGCGCTAAAGCGGTAGGTGGTACCGGCGACCAGGGAAAGGGTGGGGGCCTGGGTGCTCATGGGCGTTTCTCTAACTCATTAACGCGGAACAGCAGATCCACTTGGCGGGCCATGTTGTCGACGATGGCCGCCGCGTTGGCGGTGTACTGCTCGCCCCAGGCGGCTAGCGAGAGATTCGCGCCGGTGCCTTCCACGGTGACTGATTCGGCGGGCAGGGCGTCCAGGCGTAAATCGAACGCCAGCAGCAGCGGTACCGCGTTGGAGATGTAGGCTAGCGGCTGGGCGTCAGACCAGACGGCGAGCAGGGTGCCGTCTTCCAGAAAGAAGCCTACTTCATGCACCCAGAACTCGGGGCCATCGCCATCGACCACGCCGGTAAGGTGGATTTGGTGGGCGCTGACGCGTTGGCCATCGGCGATGCTGACGCGTCTACGTTCGTTGACCAGTTTGAATTCGTTTTTGCTGGGGTTGCGGGCGTTGTCACCGATGGCGATATGGGTAATACGCGCGGCGAGGCCATCGTTCTCGGCATTGAATACGGCGGCGAGGCCCGCCGTGGTAATCACGGGTACCAGCGCTGTCATGTGGTGCTCTCCATGGTGTGATGAGTAACGGCAAATCCGCGACAGGCACCGGCGACTAACAGTGAAGCCGCCGGGAGGTTGGCTTGGGCCACAGCATCGGGCAGGTCGGTATCGGGTGCGTTGGCCATAAGCCGACGAGTGACGGCCAGCCCGCGATAGGCACCGGCGACTAAAAGCGAAGCCCCCGGGAGGTTAGCTTGGGCCACGGAATCGGGCAGGTCGGTATCGGGTGCGTTGGCCATCAGCCGACGAGTAACGGCCAGC